GGGTGATAAAAGAGATGGAGCAAGAGTTATTAGGCATATAAAGTATAGTACGGAGAACTAGAATGAAGCTCACTAAAATAAGTGAAGTACCTAAAATAAATCCTAGAACAAAACGACCTTACTATTACAAAGATAATCCTGAAGCCGTTAAAGCTAGGGACAAAAAAAGAATGTTTGTTAACGGAAAAGAAATATTTAAATCTCATCCCTTGTATAAACCAGGCCGCTATAAAAACTTTTCTTCGGTTGCGTTCTCTTCAATGGAGGGCTACGAAAACTCTACTGAAGGATCTGTTTATATAATCTCTAACCCTGCGTGGCAAGGCTGGTACAAAGTAGGTATGGCAGTTGATGCGTGGGACAGATGTGCTTCATTCCAAACCTCTTCTCCTTTCAGAGACTATAAGGTAGAATACTGTAAGCATTTTAAAGACAGGCGAAGCGCAGAAAAACAAGTACATAGTTTGCTGTTAGATTTACACATACCAAATAAAGGTGAGTGGTTTCAAGCGACAGTCGAACAATTAAAACAACAAATACAATCTATTGAGGGTGAAACACATGAGTCTATCGACATTAGTGTCTGATATCTATGAGCATTTAGAGCTTCTTTCAGAAGGTCAAGCTTTACCTATCTCCGAAGAAGAGATAGATAGAACTACAGATGCTATAAAAACTTGCTTGCTTGCTTGGTCTAATCCTGAAGAAAGAAATAAAGATTTTACTGTTCGCATGTCTAACGTAGGGAAACCTGATAGGCAGTTATGGTATGAGAAAAGAGATCCTAATATAAAAAACTCTATTGATGGGCCTACTCAGATTAAGTTTTTGTATGGTCACATACTTGAAGAGATAGCACTAATGCTTGTTCGTATGACAGACCATGAAGTAACTGATGAGCAGAAAGAAGTAGTAGTTGAGGGGATCACCGGACACATGGACTGCAAGATAGATGGAGAAGTAGTAGATGTTAAGACTGCTTCTAGGTTTTCTTTCAACAAGTTCAAGGAAGGGCGCTTAGCTCAAGATGATCCTTTTGGATATCTAGGACAGCTTGCAGCGTATGAAGCTGCCGAAGGAACAGAGAACGGAGGCTTCTTAGTTATCAATAAAGAAAGCGGTGAGCTTTGTATGTGTGTGCCTGATGATCTTGATAAGCCTAATATTAAGACTAAGATATCTAATCTTTTAACGGCCCTGGATTTAGAAACTAAACCTGATCTTTGTTATCCTACTGTTCCTGATGGAAAGAAAGGCAACATGAAGTTGTCTAAAGGATGTTCTTGGTGTAGATATAAGCACGACTGTTACAAGGACTCTAACGATGGGCAGGGTTTAAGAACCTTTAAATACTCTTCTGGTATGACCTATCTTACTGAAGTTGTATCAGTACCTAAAGTCGAAGAGTATTTATGAGATCGGTTAAAGCTAAGCGTATTAGAAAACATGCTAAGACTTTATTAGTTACTTGGCTCCACACTCTTTTAGATAAAGAAGAAGCAGCTAAAATTAATATTAATAATTATATGTCTCACATGCCTAAACAAACCCATATATTTGTTGGTGGACAGTTAAAGCTTAGTGCTTTCCATCCTAAGTGGGTATCTAATAAAATTAAACAGCTTCTAAAGATTTATCCGCTTTTAAAAATAGAAGATATAGACCTGGAGTTAATTAAATGGAAAGCAAACCAATCTCAGAGATGAGTATAGAGGACATGATAATTGCTGTTGGTAGCTTTCTTCATAACTCTGATAAAACAGTGTGTGATATTGAGACTTTTTTCTTAACAAATTTAAGACTTTTAATAGACGCTGAGCTTGAAAGAAGACAGGCTACTTTACATTGAACTATATTAAAAAAGGACACAGGAAAAAAAGAGTTCCTCGTCCTGTAGAAAAAGACGTTGTTAAAGGTTATGATTCTAATTGGGAATATGAACTTCATAACGGTATCCTAGATAACTGGACTTTTCATTCTGAAAAAGTTCCTTATGTAGTTGAGCATAACTATCATCCTGATTTCATTAAAGAAATAGATGGTAAGAAAATATTGCTTGAAGCTAAGGGACGCTTCTGGGACTACGCTGAGTATAGTAAATACATTTGGATAGCTAAGATTCTTCCTGCTGACACAGAGCTAGTGTTTCTTTTTGCAAGTCCTAACGCTCCAATGCCTCAAGCAAAGCGTAGAAAAGATGGTACTAAAAGAAGCCACGGTGAGTGGGCCAGCTCAAATAACTTTAGATGGTATAGTGAAGATAGCATACCTGATTCCTGGATTAATATTAAAAAGAGAGAAACCTTTGACTGACTTCAATCGTAAAGACGAAAGGCGTGATCGTTTTGAAAGAAAGAAAAAATATAATAAGGTTAAGTCTTCTTCTGAATTAAAAGTAACTAGACAAAAAGCCTATAAGCGCGGAGATAAAAATGAAAAAAACAATAAATGATATAACAACAGATGAGTGGGACACAGTAGGAGGATACTCGAAACAACAAAATTTATTTCCTGATAATGTTAATGCACCTTTTCATTATAACGCAGGTAAGATCGAGTGTATTGAAAGTATAAAAGCTTCTATGAGCATCGAAGCTTTTAAAGGATATCTAAAAGGCAACTGCCAAAAGTATTTATGGAGGTTTGATTACAAAGGAAAAGCTAAAGAAGATTTACAAAAAGCAAGCTGGTATTTAAATAAACTAATAACAATCGTTGCAGCAGAGGAAAAAAAATAATGGATCAGTACCAACAATTTATACACAAGAGTAGATATGCGCGTTGGCTCCCTTCTGAAGGGCGGCGAGAAACATGGGAAGAAACAGTACAGAGATATGTCGATTTTTGGATTAATCGTAAACAGATAGATACTAAGACAGCTAAGCTTTTGTATAAACATATACATAATCTAGATGTTATGCCTTCTATGCGCTGTATGATGACAGCTGGTGAAGCACTAGACAAAGATAACGTAGCTGGGTTTAACTGTAGCTACTTACACATTGACTCAGCTAGAAGTTTTGATGAGCTGATGTATGTGTTAATGTGCGGAACAGGTGTAGGCTTTAGCGTAGAGCGTAATTTTATTAATAAACTTCCTATAGTTGCTGAAACTTTTCATAATACAGATAGCACTATTGTAGTTAGCGACAGTAAGATAGGCTGGGCTTCTGCGTTTAGAGAGCTTATCGCTATGTTGTATGCTGGTAAAGTCCCAAACTGGGACATAAGTAAAGTAAGACCAGCAGGAGCAAGACTTAAAGTGTTCGGCGGCAGAGCTTCAGGCCCAGAGCCTTTAGTAGATTTATTTAACTTTTGTATAGGGATTTTCCAAAAGGCCGCAGGGCGTAAGCTAACCTCCTTAGAATGTCACGATGTTTGTTGTAAGATTGCAGATATTGTAGTAGTAGGGGGCGTAAGACGTTCAGCACTAATTAGTCTTTCTAATCTTTCTGATCAGCGAATGGCTAAAGCTAAGAACGGTAGCTGGTTTGATACAGAAGGGCAAAGAAGGTTAGCTAACAACAGTGTAGCTTACACAGAGAAGCCTGACTTTGAAGCCTTTTTAACTGAGATGTCTACTATGTATGAGTCTAAGGCTGGTGAGCGCGGTATCTTTAGTCGAGTAGCTGCTAAGAATATTGCAGGTAGAAACGGAAGGCGTGATCCTGAACATGATTTTGGTACTAATCCTTGTTCTGAAATTATCTTGAGATCTAATCAGTTCTGTAATCTTTCAGAAATTGTTGTTAGGTCTGACGATAACCTGGATAGTTTAAATACTAAAGCAGAAGTTGCAGCTATTATTGGAACGCTTCAAGCAACACTTACAGACTTTAGATATCTTAGAAACATTTGGAAGCGCAACACCGAAGAAGAGGCTCTGTTAGGCGTTAGCATGACAGGCATCATGGATCATAAAATTCTCAGTGGCTCAAATTCTAAAGAGCTGGAGAAGTGGCTGGAGAGTATAAAAAATGTGGCTATTAAAACAAATAAAGCTTGGGCTTTTAAGCTTGGAATTAATCAGTCTGCTGCTATTACATGTGTTAAACCAAGTGGTACTGTATCTCAGCTTGTTGATTCTGCTTCTGGGATTCATCCCCGTTTTTCTAAACATTATATTCGCAGAGTTCGTTCAGACAAGAAAGACCCGCTTGCAAACTTTATGTCCGAAGTCGGCTTTCCTTTTGAACAAGATATTATGAGCGATGCTTCTTTAGTGTTTAGCTTCCCTGTAAAAGCTCCAAAGAATGCAGTTACTGTTTCAGATGTAGGAGCTATGCAGCAGTTAGAACTTTGGAAAATTTATCAGAACCATTGGTGCGAACATAAACCAAGCATAACTGTTTACTATACAGATGATGAGTTTCTTGAAGTAGCTCAGTGGATCTGGAATAACTTTGATTTATGTAGCGGTATTAGTTTGCTGCCTTACAGTGATCACGTATATCAGCAAGCACCTTATGAAAATATAGATGTTGATAAATATAAAGAACTGTTAGGTTCTATGCCTAAAAATGTAAACTGGACTGACCTTGTTAACTACGAACAAGAAGACAACACAATAGGGTCACAAGAACTTGCATGTGTCGGAGGCGCTTGCGAGATAGTATAAATATGATATACCCTGTGTAGTAGAGGAAACTCTATTACACAGCTTTTAAAAGGAGTAGATATATGACAAAGAAGAAAACAACAGAAGCTAATCTCTTAGGATTTAAAATAATTATAGATCCAAAAGGCCGCTTGTTCACAGAAATATCTGGTGTTCCAGAAAAAGATTTACCTATAGCTTTTTCAGGAGATGACCTGCGTTTAATGAGACAAATACAACGCCTTGTTAGACCTAAGATACAAGAGATACATAGATTTTTAGAGAACGAAATTAGTGCGCTTAATCATCCTGTTTAGTTTTATGTTTAGTTTTTTTCTGAGCTGCTATAAAATTAAAAATTTCTTTTGTTTGTTTTGAGATAGTATCTTCTTGGTCTTTTATAGTTTTGTATTCAAACTTTAATTTATGCTTTTGCTGTTCAGCTTTGTCAATCATATCTTTCCTTTTTTAGTCATATGATAACTCAGTAATGTTGACCCTAGCGCATCTATAAAGCGGTGAGTTTCTTCTCTGTCTTGATCAAACACCCCGATAGAATATAACAATACGTGACTTAACTCATGTAAAAATACTTGAGTAATTAATCTAGGTGTATCACTTTCTTCTAATGTGATAGTTGCTGTTTCAAAGTCTGTTATTCCATAAGCGTGGTTGCCATCTGAGTCTAGCAGTATACCTGGAGGAACAAGCTTGATATCCCATATACGTCCCCCTGCTTCAAACTGTTCAGGTATAACAAACACTTTGTTTTAAGAGAGCCTTGTATTTTTTAATACTTCATCTGCTATAAGATTATTTTTTTGATTTATAAGCTGATATAAATTTTCATTCTTAAATTTAATGTTGCATTCTGTTCCTCGCCATCTTTTCCTGCTACAGTCACAAACCTCTCTATTAGTAAAAGGCATACCTAGTGGAAAAGAGCTGCTAGGAAATATAATTTCAGACCTCTTACATTTTATTCTGTAAGCTTTTTCTTCACTTGCCTCTACAGTGTTATATAAAAAACATATTATTAATATTATTAAAAGCTGTTTCATTTTGTTACCGTTCCCATTTCTTTATTTCTTTTCCTACTTTAAAGCGCCCATAAGGATTTCGTCCTTCGTATTCTGATGAAGTATCCCAGCCTATAGCTGAGTCTACATACCAACCATCCTTTTCTACTTTTATTCCTGTCCATAAAGCATCTACAGAAGTTTCTTCTCTGTTATTAAAAGGGGTTCCATTCGGTATGCTTGATATATGTTCAAACTCTCCATACCAAGTACAGCCCTGTAATAAAACTAGCGCCCCAAAAAAACACATTGTTTTTTTATATATCATTACTATTTACCTTTAAATTTTATTGTTGTCTATATATCCAGATGGAAGCAAACAAAATTCCCATGAAAAAAACCCACGCAAAAATAGCTGTAGCAACAAAACTAAGTGTTTTTTTAAGTTCAAGTCGGCGTTTCTTTATAATTCTAAGTTCTTTTTCATGCGCGTGTTGACTCTCTAGCATTCTTGTTTTAATTGAAGTGTATAAATCACCTTGTCCTTGCATAAGGCATATATCTTGTAGCTGACGATCAAAATTAGAAAGTTGGCGCTTAGCACCTTCGAGGGCAATTGCATCTTTATAGCTTAATTTTCCAGCCTTGGCTTTTTCAACATCGTTGTATTGCTCACTAGCGTCTGCCCATTTTCCGCAGATGCTTTCTAGGTTTCCTCCTGTTTCCTTAACTGTTTTTATTCCATCGTTAAGGGTTTTTAATGCTGATAATACTGCAACTACTTCCCCAATCATTTTTCGCGGCTCACCTTTTTAATTTTTTCTGCGCTACGCATAGCACCTAGCCCTAACATACCCATCAGTACAGGCATCATAGTAGCTGTGTCGATAAGCGGGATGATTATAGTAGAGTCTACTAGAGCTAATATAAAATTAGCGATAGGGATAATAATAAAATTACCGCCCATACCTAACACACAGACCCAGCCTACTGCTGGTCGCCATCCAGAAACAAACAATGACGTAGAAGCAGCTTCAACTTTGTTTACTTCTAGTTGGCCTTTAGCTAACTCCTGTGCGTGGCGCTCAGACATTGTAGCTATCTCATGTGCTAGGGCGCTCTTCTGGTCTTTGTCTTCTATAAACTTATCGAGGAGTCCTGTTACTGGGCCTATCAGAGATTTGAGCATAATCTTTTTCTTCCTTTTTTGGTGGGGTTTTATCTTCTTCTAGTTCTTCGATTCCATCCCAGTTTAGATCTTGTTGAGCCGCTAAAGTACTAAGGTATTCTTTGCTAGTAGACACCTCAGTAGTTCCAAATAACAGGAGTTGTTTCTCTAGCGTCTACATGTATAAAATTCTTAGCAATACCAACACCGTTAAAGTCCATTAACAAAGCTTTCTCTACTATCTTGTACCTTTGAAAACCTCCAGAGACTTTAATGTCAGCCGCAATTCCTTGAGCATGTGTCCCTGGCCCTTTAGCTTTAGATCGCTCACGCGAATGTTCAGGGCTTCTAAAGCCGCTTGTAATAATAAAAGGGAATCCGCAAGCTTCTCTAAGCTCGTCTAGCTTGCGTATAAAAGCAGCATCCATATAGTTGTCGCCGGTTTCTTGGCAGTCAAAGTCTTCTAGTTTAAAGTATTTAAAGTCAGACATTAGTTCCTAGCCCTTTTAAGTGTGTTAAGTACCTTGCCGTTTTTAACCACTGCACCAGCTATATTGTAGTTTTTACGCTTCATTAAACCCCCGGCGTAAAACTGCGGAAGACCCCTAAGTATGTCTCTTTTCATTTCGGGTGTTATTGGCAGCATTTTTATATAGCCAGAGCTGGTTCCGGTGTCCCGAAGAGGATAAGCTAAATTAATTAAAATGCTTATAAGTTCTTGTTCGTATTTTTTAGCAAAGTTGTTTAATAACTTGACTAACACTTTATCATAATTTTTTACCAAAGCATCAGTATTAAAAGAATCTCCATACCTTCTAATCTGTTCTTTAGCTGTTGGTATAATTAAATTATCGTAGTCTCCTTTAGCAGCTTCAATTAAAATTCGCTTAACTCCTAACTCTCTCCAACCTGCTCCACTTCTTTTAGATTTAAAAGGCATCTGAGGAACAGGGCCATCATCAGTTAGTTGATTGCGCTGTGCGAATAAATGCCCAATCTCAAGTTCTAGGTCATTAATAGCTGGATCATCCATATCATAATCTCCAAGCGTCAGTATTTGGTCTTGAAGCATTTCAATTTGCTGATCTATATTATTTATTTCGTCATTTTCGATATGCGACCAATCGTCAACAGGATCTTTTATTTTTAATGGATCATCAGTATACTTACTTTTTTCTCCTTGCATATGAACATCACTTTGATATTCTTCTAATATAAGATCTTTATGTTTCATTCGGTTATTATCTGAAAAACGCAGATGGACTATAGGATTTTCAGTATCTGGATAATGAGCTTGATTAATATAAGTGCCAGCGGCTGACTCTTTATTTTTAGGAAGCGTTAAAAGAACAGTCCTATAATTTTTAGTCTTCTCAGTACCTCTTAATGTGAAGCTTGCATAGCTATCTTCTATTTCAGATTCTTCAACATCTAAACGGTTATCTCTTAGGAATTTAGTTACTTCGTTTTTATTGTACTTTATTATATTTCCGTCTTCATCTTTTTTATCTTCAAACTTTTTAATAAAGCCTGTCCAGTTTAGTTCGTCTTTTTTTACTCCTTTTGCAGTTAACTCTTTAACCCACTCGTTACCTGTGCCTTCTTTTCTATCAAGTTTTTTTGCTGCTTTTTCAGCAAGACTATAAAAACCTATTGGGTTTCTTTCAGAAAAGGTTATGCCATCTTTTTCCATTTCTGCGCCTATGCCCCAACGATTTAATCTTTCTGGGTTATACCCAGCATCTTCAAGAGCTTTAGCGGCTCTTTGTTGGAAAAATTTTCTTTTTAGATGTCTTTGAAGTTCTTTAGTAAGAGTGCCATAGCTATAATCGCTGTATTCTATAGCTTCGTTTACAAGATTAGAATCTCTTAATATTTTTTGTAAGTCTTTTTCGTTTGCTATAAGATCCTCAAGCATTAGGGGCATAGGATCACTGGCGCTATAAACTAAAAAATTAGAAAGATCTAAATCATTTATAGAAGGATCATCAGAACTTAAAATTCTTTTTACGTTTTCTATAGCAAGTCTTTCAACACCTTCTTCAGATAAGCCTTCGGTATTATCAAATATATATTTTTTAAATTGTTGCACAAGGTTTGTTGTGGTTTTATTATTTGGAGTTTCTTCCCATGTTTTAGCCTCTCCTTCAGGTCGTATACGTCTATATTCAGTGCTAAGGTTCCCAAGACTATTAGGAACAACAGAACTTAAAGCTCTTACAGGATCAATATCAGATTCTAGTCTTGCAATTGTATCTAAAGCAGCAATTTTCCTTTCGGACATTCCTGAAACTTCTTGGTATTCTGCCCAAAGTTGTGCTTGTTTGCTTTCATCCTGGTTTTCTATAGCTTTAGTCCACTCAGGAATTTCTTTAAGTTCAGAAATAGGTCGCCTAATATCAGCCTCTAAGCTGTTATCAACTAAAGCATCTACATAGTCATCTAAGAATGGAGTTTCTGGGTCTATTCCAGTATCTTTTATTTGTTTTTCAATATTAGAAGCAGCAGCATTTATAACTTCTGGTTCAAAATAATTATCTACTTTATTAGAAAGGCTTTCGGCTAGTGCAGAAGCAAGCTTTGTTGCGCCTTTAACAACTGCCCCTGTCATATATTTTTTGCGCTTAACCTTGCCGCCACCATTCATTAAAATTTTTAAAGGATCTTCTTCATCCATAAAAGCAGAACCAGCTTGTTGGTTATAAGGTCTTCCTGTTATTTTATCTATTCGCTCATCAGGCTCAGACGGAGCGTTAGGAACAGCTACCTCGCCTCCTTTTTTGTATCCAAATTTTCCTTTGTCAGGCTCACCTTCTTGAACTAAAGGATCACGAATATATTTTTTTTGCATATCTTTTAAAGCTTCTTTATAATCGTGTATTGGATACTCGCCCAAATCATCTATACCTGTTATTGCGCGTGGCAATCCCATATAACTACCACTAATAAAAGGAACCTTTCCTCCTAGTGTAGGTAAAATACCTTGTTGATAAAACTTTTGAGCATCTGATCCAATAGGCCCAAACGGAAGCATCAAATAAGGAGAAGCATTTTTAGTATACATTGAAGACTCTCTAGCTCTTTGAATACTATCTAAAATTATTCCATTAGCTCCTATTCTTTTTAGAGCCTCTGAACGAATTTCTAACCAAGTTTTATCTTTTTCGCTTTCTCCGTTACTACGCGCATAGTTAGTCCATCGAGCCATCTCAGTCATAATCAAACCAGCACCAAGTGTTTTAGCAACATTTCGTGATGGGTCTTTAATAATAGCTTTAGCGGCTCCTTTTAGTATTGTATTAGTAAAGGCTACTGGATATCCTAAAAGTTGAAACGCAATAGCGGTCTTAGGATTAGAATGAAGAAGCGGTTTTAATCCAGACATTGCAGTAGGCTGTAATATAACAGAGTTTGAATAACGTGCTGCGCCTCCTAAAATACTATTGTTATAAAAACTATCTGTTTTTTTAGATCCTTTATTAAACCATTGAACAGCTTCATCAGGATCAATGTCTAACTCGCGCAACTCTCCTGCAAGAGTTTTTAGACGTTTAGTAGAAAGGTTACCGCCATTAGCCGCAAGAGCCTGGATATTTTCGGTTATAAGATTTTTACCTGACGCATAAGATGTTGTCTGTACAAACTTAGTCCACTGATCTAGAAGCGTAACTCTAAAAAATTTATTGCTTGCATTCTGTAAAGTCTCGTTCATTAAATCATCACCAGCAAGACGGTTGCCTTGTTGTGCCATTGCTTGATCCATTGCAATGCCATATTTACGCATTTCAGAAAAAGCTTCTTTAGCTGTAAGACCATGATTTGTTTGTAGTTGGTCTGTTAAATCGCCAGTTATTCCTTTGTATGAAACTTCTAAAGCTTCTCCAAAACCTTTAACAGAATTAACAACTCCTGCTTTACTTATATTTATAAAGACTTCTGTTAAGCTCGAAAGTGCAGCAAACCCTAATAGTCCTACACGATTAACAAATCCATAAGTATCTATTGCAGTTTGAACACCTTTCCCGTAGCGTTCCATGCCTTCGCCAGTAGCTGTTTTATAAAGAAGATCTATTTGCTTAATATCTTTTTCAGATAATCTTTCGCCTTTAGAGTAAAGCTCGTTTTTTATACGGTTTGTCCAAAGCTTTTGAAACTGCGCTAAATTATTAACGCCTAAAACTCTATGCTTAGCAATAGATTTACCTGCCTGGAAAGTGTACATGTTAAGTGAGCCTAAAACATCATCGTTTAAAAACTCTTGAAATTCTGCATCGTTTTCAAGCTCATTTAATTTTCTTTTAGCAGAAAAAAAATGTCCTCCTGAACTTCCTGAATCTATTTGATCTCTAATAGCTAACATATCTTCAACAGTTTTCATTCCTGTTCCAACATCATAGCCACCTTTTTCTTCTAAAAGCTTTGCAAGTTTTTCAGGGTTAGCTTCAATAGCTTTTCTGTCCCACATACGAGGAATATAATTTTCAACAAGCTTGTCAATAACGCCTATGTCTTTTAAAGAAGTTCCCATTTCTCTGTAAAGTTCTCTAATGTTTCCGGCGGCTGTATTAATTGCTTCAGTAGTTTTTTTATCTAAATTTTTAGAGATTACAGCTTCATTGCCTCTTAATGCTAACATAAGAAGGTCATTTATATCTGTAGCTAGTGTCCCTTTAGCAGAATGAAGAGAAATGTCTTCTACAATAGCTCGAAACTTATCACTAAAGCCTCCTGTAATTTGGCGTTGAACTTCAGATAAGTCTTTTTCTACTTTTTTTGAAGAGTAATCAAAAATCCCTGTTCCAAACTCATGGCTTAATTTAGCCTGTAATATTTTTGCAGTTGCAGAAAGATTAGTATAAGGCGAAAGAACTCCAGCTGCTTTTCCAAACCAGTTGCCGCTAAGGTTAGCATAGGTTTTGTATATAGTTTGTTTTGTTTTATTCTGAACACCAGCAGCTGTAGTTTCTGATGCAATAGCAGCTCTAATTCCATCTCTAATTTCTTGTTTTGTTTTTTCACCGCCGCCTATATCTTTTACAAAAGCATCAATATCTATATCGTCTACGTTTATGTCTTTAAATTCTACATTGTCTCCTGATCCTTCAAGTAAACGTCCTGTATCTGCAACTATTGTTCCTCCGCTTGAAGGAATAAAGTCGCCTTCTAAAGCTTCATCAAACATTTCAGGAGTAGGAGAAACATCATCAGCAATGTCTGTACCTCTTGAAAAATACTTTGCGCCTAAGCGCGTAGCCCCATATATTCCTGCTCCTGCTATAGCGCCTATACCCGCTACCCCGGCTGTTTGAGCAAAATCTCGTTCAGTTCTATTATCCATAGAAATTTCAAGTTGTTGCATTGCAAGATCATCTACTCCAGCATAAGTTGCGCCGATAGCTGAAGAGTAAGCTAAAGGGTTTTTAGCTACTGCTGATGTTGAAGCTGCTATAGATTTTTCTAAAGCTTCTTTACCTGCTTTTCTTTTAGCTATATCAGCAGGAAGAGATTTACCTTTGCTAAAGAAAGCTCCTGCAACTGTTCCTATTGTTTCTGGATTAAAAATTGCATCTATTCCATAGTCTTTAACAGCCTCTAAAGTTTCTCCTGCGCCTGTCAGTGAAGATTTTTCCCAACGATCTCGCATTAAACGATAAGCAGCTTTAACTGATTCTGGAGCGTCTTCAAGAATATTAGCTTTAACAAGCTTAGTGCCTATTCTAAACTCATCATCTCTCATAAACTCAGCTATATCTGTTTGTTCACCAATAGTTGCTGTATCAAGTAATGTAGATCCTATGCCACGATTTTCTGCTAAATGATCGGTAACAGTTTCAAAAGCGTTTATTACTGCGGTATCGTTTGTAAAATCTGTAACACTATAGTTACCCTCTACAGGTGTAAAAGAGGCAGGTTCAGAATCTCCATAATAATTATAATCATAATTAAGAAACGTATCAGCATTGTCCCTATCTGTTGACATTATTTATAAAGCTCCTATTTATTATTATTTATAAATTGTTGGGCTGTTCCTGCCCCTGCTGATGTATTATAGTTTTTCTTCCAATAAGCTGCTTGGTCTTCTAAAGAATCAGGAATTGGATCGGAAGTTAACTGCATCAAGTATAAACGTCCCATAGCAATAGATACTTTGTCATCTCTTAAAGCTTTATAATCTATTGTAGATAAATCAATACCTGTAGCGTCTTTAAAAGGTTTTATATATTTAGCAATAGTGCTGTTAGAATCAGCTAGTTTTTCTTGTACTTGATCAAAAGCTACTCTATCTACTTGCGCTATACCAAAACTTCCTTTACCGTCAGGACTTATTTCATACGTTCCTTTAGCTGATCCCATTCTAGATTCTTGATTAAGAAGTCTTTTCATAAAAGCTATTTCGTTGTCGTTATCTCCAAAAATTTTACCAACAGCTTCAACTTTATCTGATGCGCTTAAACCTTCTGGAAATAACTCTGGATTAATTTCTGGCTGATCTTCTTCTATTGCTTCTGGTCTAGACAACAATGAATCAAGAACTGGAGCGCCGACCAGCGTAACAGCACCAGCTACTTTAGCTTTGCTTATTTTCGGGCCTTCACCAATTCTTTGAGTTTTTGGAACTGTTTGAGTTTTTGAAGCCTGTGCTGCTTCTCTAACTCTTTCCGTAAACTTAGTCCCAGGTTTAGCTGTTGATGGAGCTAAACGCCGTTGAATAAATCTAAGTACGCTTGGATATGCTCTATTGATTACAAATGAACCAGCTCTAACTACACCCACAGCCGTTCCTGCTGCTGCGGCTGGGCCAAAAGACAACACTCCTGCTCCTACTAATCCTGCCGTTGTCCACGGATTTTCTTTTGCAAACCTAACTACGTTATCTAATATGTCTGTAGGAATTGCCATAAGATCTTCTTTAGGGACATCAGGGTCACCAGAAACAGTAGGGGGTGGAACTATATCTTTAAGATCATTAAGCATGTTTTGTCTTTCTTGATTTATTGCGTCATCTAATGTCCGTCCCTGTAATCCGGTCTTAGCTAAACGCTGTGCTACTTCGTTATATTCTATAAGAAACCGCCTTGGAACTAAGGGGTTTTCTTTAGGGTTTTCTTCAGTACCTGTAATTTGTTCTAAAACTGTAGTCATTTGTACACGTTGATTTTTATCAGCATTTATAAAAGATCGAATTATATTGCGTCCATTGCCGCCTAGAAAATTACTAAGATGAGTTTTACTAACTCGTATATTAGCTCTATTATTTATTAGAGCTTGTAAAGTTTTGTAAGGTGCTGCAATTCCTGCACCATATTCAAAAGCTCCTTGTCCAACTACACTTGGATCTTCTTCAAACATTTGTAAAGCTATTTCAGCTGCTGCTGCTGCTTTCATTCCTGTTTGTGCTTGTATTATAATAGCAGCTGATCCTAGTCTAGCGTACAAACGATCTTCATAGCCTTCTAACTCTGTTGTTATGTCTGAGCTTGAAACCCGACTAGGGTTTTTGTCACGAACTAATTTTTTCATATCATCATTTATTTTTTCTCTTGTTTCTGAAGTTACTCTTCCTTCAAAAAATCCTTTAAAGCGGTCTAAAGTTTTCTTTTCAGATAACACTCCTTCAAACACCTCATAAAAATCATTTATTTCTTTTCCTGCTCCTAAAGACATTGATTCTCCAGTAAGATTACCACTGGAATCTATAAAAACCATTCTAGAAACTTGGTTTCCTGTTTCTCTGTCTTGAATAGTTGACAGCCTGTAAGGTCTTTCAATATCGGCTGCACCAGGAATATGACTTTTAAGTTTATAAGTTAAAACTTCATCACCTAAAGTTGCAGCAGGATTAAGAAAGTCTTCTGGCGTTTCTCTGGCAATTATGTCTGAGTATGTAACATCCTTGGTTTCTTTATAAGCCTCTTGAAATTTTTCTAGCTCAGAAGCGCGAGTATAAATGTTAGAAGCGTGTTTACTAATTTGTTGGTCAGGCGTTAAACCAACAAACTTTCCAAGCATTTTAGTAATGCCTTCTGCAAGAGTTTGTGGATTAGTTTTTTTAAGCTCAGCTAAATAAGCGTCTTTTCCTTCGTGTACACCTCTAGAACTTAAATAACTGTTTGTTAGTTTTAAT